ACCAGTTCTTTCAATAGAAGAAAAAAATATTGAGCCGTCAGTTAATGACACTCAAAAAAATGAGCCGTCAATCGTTGACACTCAAAAACCAAATAGTTTATTTATTAATTTACTCTAAAAACAAAAACAAAATGTTTGTAGAAAAAACAATTGAAGAAGTAAGCGCAATGTCAATGACTGAACAAGCGACTTACCTTACGGAAAAAAAAGCAAACGAACTGAACGTTCGTAAAGCTGAAATCGAAGCGGCTATTTCTGACGCTAAAAAAGAAACGTCAAGCGAACTTGAAGTTTTGAAAGCTGAATTGAACAGCGTTGCTGTTGATTTGAAAGGATTGAAAGAAGCACCAGCGAAAGTTGAAGGTTCTAAAACAATTGGTCAAGCTTTGGCTGTTGCATTGAAAGCCGCTGAAGGTGACATTCAAAAAGCAATTAACGGAAAACAAGAAACAGCAATCAAAGTTGCGGTTACAATGTCAGTTGACGACACAATCGGTGCTGGACCAACGCAAGTAACAATTACTGACAACACTGGAATCATTTCACCAATAAGAAAACGCGAATTGCGTTATTTGGCGAATGTTTCTGTTGGATCAACAATTGGAAACCGCGCTTTGTGGATTGAAGAACTTGACGAACAAGGAAATCCAATAATGTTAGCTGAAGGCGCTGAAAAACCACAAGCTTCAGTTCGTTACGAAGAAAGAACAGCAAACGTTAAGAAAATAGCTGTTTACGGAAAAGTAACGACTGAAATGATGGCTGACTTGCCACAATTGATTTCTTACATTCAGAACAACTTAATGAAGCGTTTGGACATCGTTCTTGAAGATAATTTCTTCAATGGTGACAACCTTGGTGACAACTTGAACGGCGCTTTCAACCTTGCAACGCCTTGGGCGGCTGGTGTTTTAGCTGGAACAATCGTTTCACCTTCAGATTACGACGTTGTTGAATCAGTAGCACTTCAAACTGAACTTGCTTTCGGTATGCCAACAGCAATTTTCGTAAACCCAGCGGTTGTTGCAAGAATGAGGTTAACAAAAGATTCAGTTGGTCAATATGTTTTGCCAGTTTTCGCAACGGCTAACGGACTTGAAGTTTCAGGTATGCGAGTAATTCCAACGACGGCGGTTACTGGTGAGAATTTTATCGGTGGCGATATGTCAATTCTTCATGTACTTGTTCGCGAAGAACTTGGAATTCAAATCGGTCTTGACGGAAATGACTTCATTAACAACAAAAAAACAATGCTTCTTGAAAAAAGAATCGTTCAATTCGCTTCAGCTAACGACGTTGGTTGTTTAATCAAAGGTGAATTTGACGTTGCAAAAGCGGCACTTGCTGTTTAATCATTGAATAAAAACAAGGGGGTGCAATTCCCCCTTATTTAAAACTTTTCAAAATGGCAACAGCAAAAACAACAGAAGCAACAGCAACAGCGGTAAAAGAAAACCTTCAAGTTACTGAAAGCGCACAAGCTGAAATTTCTAACGTAAGACCTAAACCAGTAAAAGGTAAGTTTTACGAATTTGAATCAAAAGGAAAGTCGAAGTATTTGAAAAAAGGAAAGCGTTATTTATTGACCGCTGAACTTTTTGATTTGTTTACTAAAAAAGGTTATTAATATGTCTTTAATCATTGCTGACGATTTTACTGGTAAATACGAAGTTCATATCAGTCAATTTACCGCTGACAAACTTCAAGAATATATTGACAGATACGAAACAAGTATTTTGAATAAATTACTTGGTGTCGAACTTTACAATCTATTTATTACCGATATTGTTTTGCCAGTTCCGTCACCGATTTATGAAAAGATTTTCTTGCCATTTATCGAACAAACGGATCGCGGCGACATTTTAGAATCGAAAGGAATGAAAGACTTGCTGACTGGAATGATTTATTTTTATTACGTTCGTGACCAATATACTCAAATGAGTACGTTGGGCGCGGTAAAAAATAAAGGTGAAAATTCAGAAAGCACAACTTTTGTAATGTCAGGTTTGAACGCGCGTTGGAATGAAGCGGTTGAAACATACAATTCAATTCAGCATTACGTCGAACTGAACAAAGAAGTTGATTATCCAACCTTTAAAGGTTTAAGAGAATTTCCAGCGTTATCAATGTAAGGAATGAAAGATATTTATCAAATAGTAAAAGACGAAATTCACGCAAAAATGAATTTAACAATCAACGTTGAAAGCGTTACTTTGGTGTCACCTGACACTTACGCTTTAGTTGTTTGTTCTTTAAAGTGGGCGCGAAAAGGTTTAACTATTGTTGACGAATTGAATCATTCTTTTGTTATAAGCGAAGTTGATCCAACGACGAACACAATTATTGTTGTTGGTTCGTTTGAATGGTCAGGAAACGGAATTATTCAAGCTTACAAGTTTTTTGTCGGAACACCTATTTCAACTAACGAAGAATGGAAGGTTTTCAACAGCGACGAAAGAAAAAAAGTTCCGTTTATTTGGCTGGTCGAACCAACGTCTGAAAGATTTGCAACGTCAGAAAATTCACTTGAAAGAACAAGTGATTTGCGTTTAATTTTTCTTGACGACAATTTCGCGCGTAAATGGTTAACGACTGAAGTTCACGAAAACAGACTTCAGTCAGTTTATAATTGCGTTGAACAATTTATTTTAACTATTCAGAATAATCCGATTTTCGGAAATTTGCCTGAATACGATTTAAAAAACTTTACGCGATTTGGGACTGAATCAACGAACGGCTTTACAGCAAATATTATTGACGCCGATTTAACTGGTGTCGAATTGCGGTTGTCACTACCGATTTATAAATTAAGTGAATGTAATTGTTAATTTTAAACAACTTTAAAAACTAAAAAAAATGGCAGAATTTTGCACTTGTGGCGTTTCTTATGGTGAAACTGGTCTTGACGGCTGTCCAGTAATAGGAAGAACACCGCACAATGTTATTATCGTTCCGCGTTATGCTGAAGACGGAACACTAAACAAAATTGACTTGACTTCACCAACAATTGGTGCTGACATTCAAGCTTTAACACAATTTTCAACACCAGCGCAAGAAAGACTTTATCCTTTGCCATTTGGTGAGAACTTTGTAATTACAAAAAGCGACACAATTTACGAAACTGGACCTTCAGGGAACAAGTACAAAATCAAAGAAGGAATTCGTACAATTGCTTTCGAACTTTGGGACAAAGCGTCTTCGGTTCGTATGTTAGCGGAATTGAAAAAATTCGGTTGTTCACAACTTTCTTATTTCATTGTTGACATTGAAGGAAAACTTGAAGGTTACAAAGACAACGTTGAAGACACTGAATTTTATCCTTATCCAATGGAAACTTCAACTTACAACACAATTTTAATGTATGCGACTGATTCAGCGGTTCAAAAAATTATGTTGTCTTTCGACCAAACGCAATATTTCAACGACGGAAAAATCTATTATTTGACACCTTCAGATTTAGGTTATTCAGCGACAGAATTGAAAGGTCTTGTTCCAATTAACAGCGTTGTGTCAAACATTACAACAACTGGTGTTGAAGTTGCTTTGTCGAAACCAGCTTATTCAGCAATTTTCGGAAATGCGACACCGCTTACTGGTTTAGTTTTGGCTAACTTTGCATTGTTCGACGTTACTGGTGGCGCACCAGTTGCAATTACTGGCGTGACTGAAGGTCCTGACGGAACTTACACTTTGGTTTATTCAGCGGTTGCTGGTCAAAATGACTTTGAGTTAACAATTACAGCGAATAGTTACGCGATTCCAGTAATAAGCTACGTTGATCCAGCTTAATAATGAACAAACCAGTTTTAACAATTAAACTTGGTCGCTCTGAATATAGTGTCGAATTCTTAAAAAGCGTAACTTTGAAAGAAGCGATTGAACATTTCGAACGGCTTGGTGTTCACGAAGGACAAATCCGAAACGCTTGGAAACGAGCAAACGGAAAAAAATAAAACAAATAGTGTTTAATGGCAAAAGGGGTGTTTAAAAGCACCCTTTTTTTTTAACCAAAAATTGAATGATTGTTGACTTTACAAGACTGGACCGCTTATTTTCAGCTTTGGACAATTTGTCTGAAGATAAAATTTGGTTGTTTGCTGTCGACAAAGACGTTCAAGACGAAATTATTCGAATCAATACTGAAGACCAGCTTGAAGAAGAAGGAATTGATTCACTCGGTCGTAAATTAGGCGATTACGCGCCTTCAACGATTGCATACAAAAGGCGAAAAGGTCAACGTTACGACCATGTAACTTTGAAAGACGAAGGTGACTTTTATAATTCCTTCAATGTGAAAGTAAACGTCAACGAAATAATTATTGACGCTGACGATTCAAGCAAATATAACAAACCGCTTTTCGAAGTTTGGGGTGTTGACGTTCTTGGATTGACTGACGACAATATGAACTACATTAAAGAAATGATTCTTGAAAACTATATTAAATTTGTGCTGAATGAATTACTTTCTTACAATTGACAAGTTAACAATGGATCGCTGGTTGAGGTGTCAAGACGGCGATTTAACCGCTTTACGAATTGACGCTGAAGTCGGAAGTGAAGAAATGGATTTTTCCGCGTGGGAACTTGTGAATCAAAACTACATTGAAACTTTTGGTGTCAGTCGTAAACACGTCAGATATTTACAGCTTCAAAAAGAACTTTTACTTGCAAGAATGGATTTATTAATAACTGGTGACAAATTCATTTTAAATAAAATTGACGACATTGAAAAAGAAATGTCCAGTGTATTTGTTTCGGACCAACCGAACGCGAAAATATCAACGACATTCATTCATTTATCCAAATTCATGGGTTACAGAATAACCCCTGAAACGATTTCAGTTCTTGAATTTTTTACAATGGTCGAAGAATACGGAAAAAATAATTAGAAATGGCAAAGAAAATTTCAAAAATAGATATTGTTCAAGGTGACGTTTTAGCTGACTTGCGTTCGTCGCTTGAAAAAACAAAGGCACAAGGTGACCTTTTAAAAGCTTCTTTAATTGCCATTGACGAAGCAATGAAAAAACTGAAAGCTGACGCGAAAAGCTTGAAAGTTGACATTCAGAAAGTTGATCCGTCTGACACGAAACAACTGAATGACTTAAACAACAAGCAACGCGAGGCAAATAAATTGTTGCTTGAACAAGAAAAAATTCGTCAGGCACAATTGAAAACCGAATTACAGATTGAACGCAATAAACAAGCGCAAATTCGAACTGAAAAGTTGTTGAACAATGAAACGCAAAGAACAACTTCAGCTTACAAAGAACAATCAAAACTTTTAAATAAACTTCGTAACGATTATAAAGACCTTGCTGTTCAAGAAAAAACGAACACAAAAGAGGCAAAGGATTTACTCGCGCAAATTACAAAGCTTGACGCTAAATTAAAAAACGTTGACGCTTCAGTCGGACAATACCAGCGAAATGTTGGAAACTATGGTTCGGCGTGGGAAGGTCTTAAAGGCAAATGGAAAAGTTTGGTTTCTGTTGCTGGTCAGCTTGGTCTTGCTGTCGGTGGCGCTCAAATTCTTCGAAGTTCAATTGACACAATAAAAGAATTCGGTCAATCAATCGCTGACCTTTCGGCAATTACTGGCGCTTCAGGTCCAGACCTTGAAAAATACAAGAAATCCGCAATTGAACTTGGAAAATCAACACAAGGCGGCGCAAAAGCTGTTGTTGAAGCGTTTAAACTTATTGGTTCGGCTAAACCTGAACTTCTTGAAAATGCTGACGCGTTAATTAAAGTTACTGAAGCGGCAAGAACATTGTCAAAAGCTTCAGGAAAGGAATTGCCTGACGCGGCAACGGCTTTAACTGACGCAATGAATCAGTTCGGCGCGTCGTCTGACGAAGCGGCTAAATTTATCAACGTTCTTGCCGCTGGTTCAAAATTCGGCGCCGCTGAAATTCCGCAAGTAACGGAAGCATTGTTGAAATTTGGCGCTGTTTCAAAGGCGGCGAACGTAAGTATTGAAGAATCGACAGCTTTAATTGAAGCACTCGCCGAACGCGGTTTAAAAGGTGCTGAAGCTGGAACGGCTTTGCGTAATGTCATGTTAAAACTTTCCGCACCTGACGCCTTGCCTAAAGAAGCAAAAGAACGTCTTGACGGACTTGGAATTTCATTTGCTGACCTTCAAGACAAAAGCAAACCATTTTCTGAACGCCTTAATGCCTTAAAACCATTACTAAACGACAACGCCGCGCTTGTAAAGGTGTTTGGAATGGAAAACGCTGTTGCCGCAAGAAATTTAATTGATTCAACCGCAAGAATACAAGAATTAAATAAACAAGTAACTGGAACAGATACGGCTTTCAAACAAGCTGAAATTCGTTCAAAAACACTTGCTGAATCATTCAACACTTTAAAAGAAACTTGGAACGCTTACGTTTTAGGCGGTTCGGAAGGTCTTGACATGAATAACAGATTGATTTCTTCGTTAGATTTTCTTTCGAAAAATCTCGATACAATTGTAAATGCTTTAATTCGTGTCATTCGTTTATACATTGAATTTAAAGCGGTTCAACAAGCGTTAAAATTAAAGGAAAATTACGACGCTTGGAAGGCGCAAAAACAAGCAATCAAAGAAACTGGTGAGGCTTTAGAAAAAGGTTCGGACAAAGCAAAAGCTTTTGGTACAGCTTTAAAATCAATCGGTTTTGCTATTGCAATTGATTTAGCTATTGAACTGGCGACTTCACTTGTAAAAGTTGCAAATGGTCACGCGTTCGCTGAAAATGCAATGATTTCTTACGAAAACACAAGAAAAGAAATTGCATTAAAAGTTAAAGCTGACAACGCTGAAACAAGTAAACAATTACTTGCTGAAAAAGAAAGAGTTGACAATCAAATAACATTATTGGAACGTGAAAGAACGCAACGAATAAAGAACGGCGAAAGCGCAAAACAAGTAAACAAAGAAATTGATTCAAGTATTAAAAATTTGAATGAATCATTAAAGAAACAAGTTGTTGCGCGTGATCCTTTAGGACTGACGGCTTTTGAAAGAAATAAAAACACAATATCAAACTACAAAAGTCAAATTTCACTTTTAAGAAATGAAATCAATCAACTTCAAGAAATTGAAAAGAAAGAAGGTACAAGTCGAAAAGCTGGAATTGCGGCGGCAAGGGAAAAAATAATTGTTCTTCAAGAAAACATAAAAGGTGTAATTGCTGACAATAAATTTAGATTTGAATTACTTGAAAATTTGAATGAGGAAAATAATTTGACTGAAGCGAACACTTACGCACTTGAAGAAAATACAGACGAAGAAAAGAAAAATAAAAAAGCGAAAGAAGAAAAGGTTAAAACCATGAAAGACGCGAACGACGAAATAGAACGCATGGTTGACTTAATGAAACAGACGCAAGAATTAACAGACGAAATCGCACTTTATGAAGCTGAAGCCGACGTTCAAAGCGCGATTCAATCGCAACTGGATTCAATAAACGAAAGCGGTCAGTATTCAATTGATTTAATCAATCAAAGGATTGACGCTGAATATGAATTGAAGAAAGCAATCATTGAAAGAAACTTTCTTGAAGAAGTCGATTCAGCAACTACCGAAGACGAAGTTATTAACGCTGGAAAACGACGTTCTTTCGAACTTGGTAAACTTGAAAAGGAACGTGTTGACCTTAAAAAAGACGTGTACAAACAACTTGAAACAGCGCAAGAAGAACACGCCGACAAAACGTTTCAACTGGATCAACAAGAAACTGAAGCACAAAAAGACGAATTAAAAAAACGCGCTGAAAATCAACAAAAATATATTGATTTCACGACGAAATACCTTGAAAAAAACATTGACGCAAGAATCGCTTTGCTTGAAAAAGAAATTGAAGCCAGTCAAAAGCAACAACAAATTCTTCAAGAACTTGCCGCGAACGGAAACATTCAAGCGTCACAATCTTTAGCCGAACAAGAAAAGATTGAAGTTGAAGCGTTGCGTCGTAAAGAAAAACTTGAACGCAAGAAAGCACAATTACAATCTATAACGGCTTTTTTAAATGCTTACACAAATGCGAGAGCCGAAGGTAAAACACTTGGTGAATCGCTTACAATTGCACTCGGTGACAAAGCTGTTCTTGACGCAATTATTGAAACGCTTCCGACATTCTTGGAAGGAACTGAAGACACTGGTCGCGGTGGCAATTTAGACGCTGACGGCGGTTTTCTTTCAGTATTGCACCCTAACGAACGCGTAATGACAAAAGAACAAAACGCCGCGTTAATGGGAATGTCAAATGATGAGGTTGTGAAAATTGTTCAAGGTGCAAAAATGAATGAAATTCAACCAAAAGGTTGGGAAAATTTGGGTGTGTTAACTGAACTGAACGGATTGAAAGACGAACTTCAAGACATTAAAAAAGCTATTTTAAGCAAACCTGAAACGAACATTGAACTTGGTGAAATAGTTGGTGCTACAATGTCAATTGTAAAGTCGGTTAAAAAAGGTAATTCAGTGACATACAACAAATATAAAATTAAGTAATGCGACACTTTTTAAATGATATTGAAATCGCACCGCGCAATTTGCTTGACATTGGTGTTGTTTCTGACTTTACAAATCGACCTGACGAACTTTCATTGAACGTTGACAAATTAATTTTACCGCGTGAGGCGTTGGACATTATTCAAAACCATTTACAAACGCAAGGTGTCTTTGAAGGTATTCCTTACCGCGTTGAAATGGCGCAAGGCGTTGTTCTTCAGTATTACGTTGATTTAACTGAAAATGCAATATTTCGTGACTTTGAAATAGAAGTGACTATTAAAAGACGGATCGCAAAGGATTCATTCTTTGACCAAGCTGACGGAACTTCATTTGAATTACTTGCCGCAAAAGGTGTTCAGTTTCAATTTATCGACGTTCCTTTTTTAATTGTTCGTGACAACCTTGAAGAATCATTTGTTCAGTTGGCAATTTCGACGTATGTCATGACTAAAGAATTGATTCAAGCTGCAAAAGATTTAGGAACAGCAATAACAGATTTTATTCAAGCAACGGTTGGTTCGCCAATACCGCCTTTAGGTGCTATTATTTCACTCGGAATTAAAGTAATTATTCAAGCCGCTTACACCGCCGCCGTATTAATTGCCGTTGGTGAACTTGCGACACAATTGATTCAGGTTTATTTTCCAAACGTTCGATATTTGAAAGCGTGTAAAGTCAAAGAACTTATTTCAAAAGGCTGTCAATATTTAGGTTATCAATTCCAGTCAAATTTGCTTGACAATTTTTCAGGCGCAACGATTTTGCCAGTTCCATTGACAAAAGAAAAGGTTTCAATCTTTGACAATCTTTCAAATTCATTAAGCGGTACAGCTTTTACAAAAGGTTATCCGACAGCGCAAGACAGCACACCGACACTTGGTTCATTAATTTCAGCAATTGAAACGCAATGCAACGCTGAAACAAAAGTTGTGAACGGAATTGTTCAACTTGAACGCCGCGATTACTGGCAAAACTTGACACCAAACGCAATCATTCCAGCTTTGGTCCTTCAAGCTGAACGTCAAGACGAATATACACTGAACACTTCCGACATTTGGAAACGATACTACATTCATTATCAATATGACTTGTCAGATATTCACACAATGGATTTCTTTGATCCAACTGACGCGGAATTTTCAACCGAACCAGCGAACGTTGTAAATGCTGACCTTGTTTCAATTAAAGGTTTACAAGACGTGAACATCCCTTTCGCTTTGGGTGTTCGAAAAAACAATCTAAATTTCATTGAAAAAACAGCAAAAGTTTTCTTTGTTATTATTGACGAGGTTTCGACTCTTTTCGGAAGCGGAACAAATTTTGCTGGAAGTATTGACGACAGAATCGGAATGTTACAAATCAGTCAACAATTCTTTACACAAACAAAATTTTTGTATTTAATTGGTAATAAACAACCAGCAAATTACACTTCATTTGTCAGCGCTTCGGCACTTTGGAACAAATTTCACTTCATTAATCAAATCCAATTGTATCAATTTCAAGTTCGAAGTGACGTTCGAACGCGAATTTCAGAAAGCGATTTTGTAGATTTGTTAAATAATAACTACGCGACAATTAACGGCGTTCGTTGTGAAATTTTACGAATTGAATATATTGACGAAAAAAGTTATGCAACGATAAATTATCGACAACCTGACATTTACGCAACTGGTAAGGTCACAACACTAACGATAAATGAATAACCAAGCAAAAAATGCGCTGGAAACAGCCGAAGCACTTAAAAAGAACCTTGACAAGTTGTTAAAAATACAACGTCAAACGATTAATTCTTTGCCTGAAGCCGAACGCGCAAAGCTTCAGTTCGTGAACAGCGAAATCAATCAAATAATGAAAGCCGCGAAAGAAGGCGATTTTAATAAACTTCAAGAAATTTCACAAAAATATGCCAGTTCAACTGATAAAAACTGAATTTTACGATAACTTCGGCAATGGTCCTTTTACGTCGTATGTTTCAAATGCTGGTGACCAGTTCAGCGTTGTTCACACCTTGCACACGAATATTCGAATATCGAGTTTAACAAATCCATTGTTTCTCGATCCGTCAATTAATACAATTCAAAGTTCTTCGATTTCATGGTTAACTGAAGGTTTTCGAGTTGACGATTTAGTTCGATTGACAATTTATGAATCAACTGGAACAATCGCCCACCAATGGACAACGGCTGTCACTTACGTTGACGATTTCATTCTTGACGTGAATTCCGTTCCTTATTGGTACAATTTAACCGCTGGTGAATTTATTGTTATTGAAGTAACGAATAGAAACCGCGACGACCTTGACGTTTTATTTAACCATGTTCAAAACGCAACGACTGGAAATCAATTTTCGATTATTGACGGCGAAGCAACACGCGCGGTTTTCGTTGGTGTTGACGCTTTAGCCGTTAGCGCTAATTTACTTGGTTCGTTGGTTGGCAATCAGTCAGGTCAATTTCTTATTTCGGTTGAACTTGAACGACTTGCAAATCCGTTGACATATCAAAAAGCTTACGAAATAACGATTCAATTTGTTAATTCGGGAATATATTCACAAAGTTCATTTGACACGTCAGGCTGTCTTAAAACATACACGCAAATACTTTGGTCCGCTTCAACTGGTGAACTTTCAAATCGTTTTTCTTTGGTCATTAATCCTGACGCAAATACTGGCTGGTTTAATCAACCGAACAACACTTCAATTTTAGATTCTTCGCTTGTTCAAGGTATTTCAGAAATGGATTATTGCACAACAAAGCGTTACAAAGTTATCGTTGACGGACCTTTAACAGATTTATCAATCGGTTCAGCTTACGTTTCACTTGACGAAACTTATTACAAAAACCAGCTTTCAAGTCAAAATAATTTGACAATGATTGTGCCGTCTGAAGACATTCTTTCAGGTGATAAAACAAGTTACTCAAACAACAGCGGCGCACAATACGAAATTCAAAACATAACAATTGTAACGGCTGGAACTGAACACACAATCGAATTCGATTTTGTGCCAAATGCACAATTCGACGCGTTTATGTCAGCGCGTGAAGTTGGCGACAGATTGTTTTATTTGTGGATAAAATGCGGCAATAGCAATTTACTTGCATACGCTGACCAATTAACTTGTGAACCGCCAGTCGGTGCGCCTTTGTCAATGATTGATAAAACAGCTTATTTTGACCATTCAGAAAATATAACAAGTCAAAGCGGCGTTCAAGAACAATTTGAATTTAATACTGAAGACGACCTTTCGTTTTATGGCACTTTCTTGTTGACAAAAGGCAATATTTACCAAAGCGTTCAAGCTGTCATTGAAGCTTACAATTCGACAACTGAAGACGCGTTTACTCTTTTGGAAGTAAACTTTAATTTTTCAGCGGCGCAAATTTCAGGCGACGGAAGGTATTTGTTAAACGAAACGCAAAACGTTATTTCTTCATTACCGAACACTTCAGTAAAAAGAAACGCAACGCTTCAACTTGCGCCTTCGCTTGACACAATGACCGATTACGGCGTTTCGGTTTATTTACCTTTTCTTTTGCGTTGGGAATATTGGTTGCAACAATTAAACGCCTCAACTGATTTTTACCCAAATCAAAATAAAAACTGGACACCTTACGACAATACTGGTGACTGGTCAACACGTCTTCGAATTACTTTAACTGACGATTTAACACATGACTTTGTTGAAGAAATAACAATTAAAGATTACGACAGCGAACCAATAATTGACCAAACAATTGAACTTTACGTTGATTCAACAAACCAAAACGTTGGAATAGTTACCGAAGGTCAATTAATGCGAGTTGTTGCGACACACACGCTTAACAACGCGACAGCTTGGAATCAATCGGAAATTTGGGGAATGATTACAATTGAACCTTTTGAAAGCGGTCAACGTTGGATTCTTTCGTCGGTTGTTCCTTACGATAACAACGTAAATAACCCGCTTTATCCGTTGTCAGGTTCATTGATAAATATCAGTTATCCAACTAATAACGTTGCGGTAATGGAATGTTTTTTTGATCCAACACGAATAAATTTAGAAAATGGTGTTAAATTTACTACAAAAATAAAAGGTTGCAACGACGCGCCTTTTATTATAATTGAAAAAACGACGACTGACGGCGACACAAAAACGACGACTGACGGCGACATTAAAACTTTAGCTTTGTAAAATGGAGAATGATTTAAGAATTATTTCGGGCGGTGCTGGTTCATTTGTTTTAAATGACACGTCTGAATTTACTGGAAACTTTGACGCAATTGTTGTTCTTGAAGACACAATTATTGATTCAATAAAAATTGACGAAGTTGACGTAACTTCAGAATACATTTCAAACGCTTCAACGGCTGTTAAACTTGGTGCTATTATTCGACCAAAGAACCCGAATTCGTTCGATGTTCCGAACAAATTTAGTTCGGTTCAATTGTCTTCAGGTAGCGTTGTAATAGTTTTGTAATATGTTTGGATTTTTTTACTCGGTTTTATATCCAATTAAGTTTTTCGGCGGCGGTTCGACACCAGTCAATCCATTTGCCAAAACAACAACAACTGGTGAAAACAAAACCACAACTGACGGAATATTAAAAACAAGAACTTTAATTTAAAAAAAAATGGAAATTAACCAATACCCCCTCGAAAGTTTCGCGTTTCAAGACGAAGATTTTTATGACATTGATTTTTGGACTGGAAGCGGTTATCAAACGAAAAAAATACTTGGTTCAGTTATCAAAGCTGGAATTTTAGCGGCTGTTGAAAACATTTACAACGCTGACGGAAGTTTGAACGGAAACAGAAGCGTTGATTTAGACGGAAATATTATTTCTTTTAATTCAATAAATGCTGGTGAATTTAACGCGCTTATTTCTGATTCAACAACTTCAACAAGTACGTTTAATCAAAGTATAGCACAAATTTATTTGTCTATTGTGGATATTTTGTCGCCTGACAAAGACGTTCAATTTGACATTAATACCACTAACACACAATTGGTATTAAACGACGGATTAAATTCAACTTCGCTTCAAATAACAAACGTCGGTTCGGCTTTAAATTTTACTGATGGAATAACAAATTACCGAGTTGAAGCAAATGAAAACGGCGTTATCATAAATACTTCGTACACATTACCAAATACCGACGGAACAGCTGGTCAAGTTTTAACAACTGACGGCGCTGGTGTCACTTCATGGCAAGACGGCGTAACGACGATTGTTTCTTGGGGTGACATTGTTGGAACACTTGCGGACCAAACTGACCTTCAAGCGGCACTTGACGCAAAATTAAATGATCCTGAAGGTATCGCGTCACAATACATTCGAGGCGACGGAACACTTGCTGACTTTCCAACTTTAACTGGTGGCGGTTCGGCTGTTTCACTTTATTTGAATGGCGGCGTTTCACAAGGCACAATTTTAGGCGGTCAATATTATCAACTTTCTAATATTGCAAATCTTGGACCGAGCGCTGACTTTATTCTAAATGCTGACGGATTGATTGCACAATTCATTACTGACGTCAATGAACCGAATGTTATTAATATTCCAGCAGGAAACTGGCATACTGAATTTTATTTTAGCGCGTCTTCGGGCGGCGGTGTTCCGAACTTTTATTGTGAAATTTACAAATACGACGGAACAGCTTTCACGCTTCTTGGTAGCAATTCAACAAACCCGGAAAACATTGTTGGTTCGGCTGTTGATTTATATTATACCGCTGTTGCAATTCCTGAAACAACTTTAACACCAACGGACAGAATCGCAATTCGTGTTTTTATTTCACACGCTGGTCGAACGATAACGTTACACACGCAAGACAATAACCTTTCTGAAGTTATAACAACAATTTCAACTGGTTTAACGGCTTTGAATGGTTTAACTGACCAAGTTCAATATTTTCAAACTGGAACTTCAGGAACAAATTTCAATATCAGTTCTTCAGGTGACACGCATACGTTCAATGTTCCAACAGCTTCAGCGGCAAATACTGGAAAATTAAGTAATTCAGACTGGTCAAATTTTGACGGAAAACAAGAACCAATTACTTTAACGACAACTGGAACTTCAGGCGCGGCAACTTTTGACGGAACGACGTTGAATGTACCTAACTATTCAACAACTGACACGAATATTTACAATACAAACGGAACGCTAACAGCAGACAGAACCGTCACAATGGATAATTTTTCATTGACTTTTGACGGACTTGCTGGTGCTAACGGTACACAATTGAATTTAACAGCACCAAACCCAAACAGAAGCAAGGCGCTCAACTTTAAAGTAGGAACTCAACTTCGTTGGAAGCAACAAGTTTTAGGTTCTGAAATAGGCGGCGACAATGGAAGTCAGTTGTCAATGTCTTATTACGACGACGCTGGTGTTTTAAAAGGAACGGCATTTTCAATTTCAAGAACAAACGGCGCATTTAGATTAAACAACGCGTATAGTTTGCCAACGTCAGGTGGAACAACTGGACAAGTTCTAACAAGCACAACTTTAGGTTTAACTGAATTTCAAGCATTGCCAGTTGAAATTCAAGCGGCGGCTTCAGACGAAACAACCAATTTAACTATTGGAACTTCAAAAGTTACTTTTCGTATGCCTCACGCGATGACATTGACGGCTGTTCGCGCTTCATTGTCAACGGCACAAGCCGCTGGTACTATTTTCACAATTGATATTAATCAAAACGGCGTTTCAGTTTTAGGTACTAAATTAACAATTGACAACAATGAAAAGACAAGTACAACCGCCGCAACACCAGCGACGATTGTTACAAGTTCTTTAACTGACGACGCTGAAATAACTATTGACATTGACCAAGTTGGTACAGCTTTGGCAAAAGGTTTAAAAATTACTTTAATTGGAACAAGAGCATGATAATTAATCCTTATGTTTTTCAAGGTTCGTCGTGTGCGACACCAATTACGAATGGTTCTTCGTTGATTGCAAACGGAACAAATAACGTTTTCGAAGCACCAGTTTACGGATTTTACGATTTTACTTGGTCATCTTTTATTTATACGGCTGGTTTAATAGGTGCGGCGCGTCAAATTAGAGGTATCGAAGTTCAATTAGGCGGTTACACAACGCCTTACACGTTTAACAATCAAACCATAAAAATGGCGCATTTAGCACCAGCGACGACACAATTCGACAACGCACCAGCGATTGATTGGTCAGATATGCCAGTTTCAGACGTGACTATTGTAAAAAGTTTCAATTGGATCATTTCAGCGAATGGTTTTGTTCAAATTTTATTTGACACTAATTTTTGTTATAATGGAACTTCGAATTTGATTATTGGTTGGGAAAATCGCGACGGAAGCTGGACTTCGGGTTATGGTTGGGGTGAATCACTTTCTTCATTAAATTCGGGTGCGATAGCTGGACAAGACAATAGTTATCCGACTGGAAACGGAACACGAATAAGTCAAAGAATGAATTTAAGAATTTTATATTAAAACAATGGTTGACAGAGAAGCATTAATTACTGATTTAGAAAATTTCGGAAACGTTGTTTTTTGTGACCAAAATAACGAAATTTCGTATTTGGTTGTAATGTCAGACTGGACAGAAAACGAAGCTACATTCGAAGCAATAGCGAATATTTATATTGTTCCTGATTTCCCTTATTTATCAAATTTGACACTTGTTAATGGTGTTTTAAAAGCACAATATAATTCAGAAACACTTTAAAAAATGGCGTGTGATTGTATAAAAGTAACTTTTCGCGAAAGCGGTGGATCGACACAAGTTTATGAATTAACGCCAGTCGGTGAATATTTAGGTATTAATTACTTTGAATTTCCTTATTTTGGAAGTGGTGGCGGTATTATAACAATTTGGTTTACATCTTCGTCGGGTGGCGGTTGGATTGCTACAATTGACGGCGTTGGCGCTGAAACTGGTGTTGTTGCAACAGCTGAAGCAATAATTAAACCGCCTTGTCCAATAGAAATTTGGACAATTATTTCACCAAAGATTGAAGAATTTCTTGTTGAAGAATGTTCCGAAGGTTGCACACCAGTTGAAGACAGAATTTTTAGACAATACGATTCAATTCGTTTGCCGCGAGTTTTTGAAGAAGAAGACCGCGGTTTTGCGCGTTGCTGTTGTGTTGTTCCAGTTCTTGCGTCAAGTTCTTCTGACACTTGGAAAAACGATAAAACTTCAGCATGGATCAAATTGTCTTCACTTACTGACATTGCCGAAGCTAAACTTTACAAAGACGGAATTGAAACAGCTTATTCACCGACGGCGGTTTCATTTGTGAATGAACCTTTTGCTTTTTACTGGACAATTAACTGGAACGACGTATTAAATTCTGACGGCGCTGGTTGCTATACTCTAAAAATTAGTTATGACATTTCAGGCGTTGAACTTACGTTTACTTGGGGAATTTATGACCTGAAACCATTCACAACAGAAACGGCAAACTTTACAGCGCGAGTTCGAGCAATTTATAACGATTACAACGAGGTCGAACAAATTGATTTCACAAATTCAATGGTTGAAGATAGTTGCCGTTTCAACGGCTTTATTGGTAATCGACAACCGAATATGTCAACTGATAATTTGATTTATCAAAACCGCGAAATGAAGAAAGTAATTCGTGAAAATTTGAATACTTACGAAATTATAACTGATCCAACTTGCGAAGGAATCATTCGAAAATTGACTGACAACTTGCTTTTAAGTGAAAATGATTTATTTTTGTCTGATTATAACGCGCACAACCATTCGTATCGTTTCAACGACCTTCCAGCAATAGTTGAAAGTTCACCTGAAATAACATATTACGAAGGCTCACGCGAAGCAAGTTTAAAGTGTGTCGCTGGTGACAAATTTAAAGACCAACGAACTTATTATAAATAATTTGACGAATGGACCAGTTAATTATTCCAATTTTTTCGATTGTTTTTTCAATAATCGGTTATTTTTTAAAGCAAGTTCACAGCGATTTAAAAAAGGTTCGTGAAGACATTCAGAAAGTAGTTACTGAAAACGGAAAAAATCGAGGTCGAATTGAACTTGTTGAACAAGAAAATCGATTGAAGCTTCAAAGAATTGAAGAATTAACACAAACTGAAATTAAACATTTGGCTGAACAAGTGACTGAACTTACGCAACAAGTAAGGCGTTTGATTGACGAAACGACACGAAGACAATGAAACTGAACAGCGAAGAATTTTTATTGTTTATACTAAGTTTATTTGTAACCGCATTTATTATTTATCAATTATGCTTGAATTAAAAGAACGCTGGAACGGAAAAACACCAAAATTTTGGAAAAAAATTCAAAGAATCGGTGTTGCTTGTGGTATTGTTGGCGCGGCAATTGTCAGCGCACCAATTGCGTTACCAGCCGCGATTGTTTCAGTTAGCGGTTATTTAATTGTCGCTGGATCGTTGACAGCCGCACTTTCACAATTAACAAAGGAAGACAAATGAATTTAAGCGCACACGTTACAATTGCCGAATTCGAAAGAAGTGACATTGCAACGAAACATGGAATTTCTAACAAAATGAATTCAAGTCAAATTCAATTTGCTAAAGACTTGTGTGAAAATGTATTTGAAAAGATACGCGCACACGTTGGCGGTCCAATAAGAATTAACAGCGGTTATCGTTCACCAGCTGTCAACAGACGCGCGGGGGGTTCGGCTTCGAGTCAGCATTGTGCTTTAAATGGCGCGGCAATGGATTTAGACCTACATGACCGAGAACTTTTTAAATGGATTATTGCGAACGTTGAATTCGACCAAGCAATTTATGAGTTTGGAAACGATTCCAAAGCGCTTTGGTTTCATTTAAGCTACCGAAAAGGCAACAATCGATGTCAGGCATTACGCGCAATTAAAAAAGCTGGTAAAACGTCGTATATTCCATTTGTTTAATTACATTTGTTCAAGTCTTGCCAAGGACCTTACTAAAATGACCTAAAGAACCAACTTCAAAAGAGTTGGTTTTTTTATTTACCTTTGAATCGTTTTGTTTATAGTTTGAACGCCAGTTCGAATTGTGTTTAATTGTTAGATAAAAGAAAGTCGATTGAATTAATTTCAGTCGGCTTTTTTATTGACCGAAAAAAAAATTAAAAAAAATTGTGCAAAAGTGTTGTTAATTAAAAAACTTGCATATCTTTGTAAGGTCAATAAGGCACAAAACAAAAACAAAACAACAATGAAACAAAATCAACACTTCGAAATGACAGCGGCTTTTTTAATGGGCGCGTCAATTATTTTATCAATCATTTATTTAGCAACAATTTAATTTAAACACCATGACAACAAAACACCAAGTGATCCAGTTAATCGTTGACCTTTCACAAGACAACGAACAAATGACAAAAAGTATTTTAGGCAAAGCGGTTGTTGACGGCGCAAAAGAAGCTTTAAATTCAACGCCTGACATTAAAACTTTGAAAATCATTACTGAAACAATTACGTTTTTAGTAAAATGTATTGAAGACCTTCAGCAAGAACTTCGCGAAATGAAAGCGCACAACGAAAAAGCTGGTGTTATGTTCGTTCACCGCGACCAAGACATTCAAGGCGTTGAACGATTAATCAACAAATACTACGAAAGTTTAAATAAAGTAATTCGTGAAATATGAAAACCAAAACCAAAAAACAAAACAGCTTTTTTCCTCTTCCGATTCCAGTTTTAAGAATGGCGCGTTGGTGGAAGGAAAAAAGCTTTTCACACGACAAAGGCGGTTCGTTTAATGTCGAACACTATTTAAAAGTACAAAACGCACGATTTGAATAATATGCAAATAAATAATTTAACAATCACTAACGAAGACAATATGCTTTTAATGGCTCGTTATCCTGACAAATATTTTGATTTGGCTATTGTTGACCCGCCTTATGGAATTAATATTGCAAAATGGGATAGTATTGATTTAAAACCAAGTCAAAAATATTTTAAAGAATTATTTAGAGTTTCAAAATATCAAATCATTTGGGGAGGTAACTATTTTAATTTACCTCATTCAGAGGCTTGGATATGTTGGGATAAAACAATGAAAAGCGGTAAAATGGCACTTGGAAAAGGTTTTAAAAGTGAATTTGAATTAGCTTGGACTAATACAGACAATAAAGCTACAATGGTTCATTTAACACACGATGGTAATATACAAGGTTTTAACGGTGGCACCGTAAATTACAAATATAAATCAATACACCCAACACAAAAGCCAGTTGCACTTTACAAATGGCTTTTAAACAAATACGCTAAACAAGGTTACAAAATACTTGACACCCATTTAGGTAGCGGAAGCATTGCAATAGCTTGTCACGATTACGGATTTGAATTAACAGCTTGTGAGTTAGATACGGATTATTACAAAAAAGCGATTGAAAGAATTAAAAACCACGTTGCACAACAAAAACTATTTTAATATGAACACTAAAGAAAAACAAGACCTTCGCACAATTTTAAACGCTGACAGATTGCGTTCATTTTTTCCTGACGGATATTATTTCGACGTTGAAGAAGTTTTGACGGCGTGTCCTTACACCTTTGCCGAATTACAGCAAAAGACGCGTAAAAAAGATTTCGTTCACTGGCGACAGATTTTAATCGCGTACAAATACGCTTCAGGATCAACTTTCGAACAAGTTGGTGACTATATTGGAAAAGACCATTCGACTTGCGTGTATGCGCTTAAAAACGTTATGAACGCGCTTCAAGGTTTTGACTGGTTACTCAAAGAAAAAATTGACCGAGTTGTCGCATTATCTGACGTTATCATTTACGCAACTGAAGACCATTCAAAGAACCAAATTCTTGCATTGCGTTATTTAGAACATAACTACGTTGAAAAATTCGTAAATTCAACTTTTCGTAATTCCATTAAAGTAGGTAAGAAGGTCATTCGTTGCGGCGTGTGACCTTGTTTTTTTAAAAAAAATCAAATGAAAAAACCAACAAGAAAAAAAGTAACGCTTGAAATTGAATTCAATTCTTTTAATGAACTGGAATTCGTATTGAATAAAGTTTTTGGAATGGCGAAACAGCACCAGCGACACGAACGTCAATCAATAGCTGGTTCTATTTATGAATATTCATTTGAAGTTCTTGAAAGTGAATCTGATTTTCGCGAGGAAATTATAAACGGACAGCGTTGTTTAATTATCAAATCGAAAATGAATGAAAAAAAATAAAAATCTTTGTTTGTAATTAAATTTAATTACATTTGTAAGGTCAATAAGACGCGAAACACAAAACGAAACGATATGAAAACAATTGAAGAATTAAACGCTAAAATGGTTCTAATTGCTAAAGCAAACGGATTGACTTACGAGCAATTCAGAAAATTACCAAGAAAAAAGTTTATCCAAATGTGCAATATTTACAATCAAAAAAAAGAATTATGAAAAAAATAACATTCACCGAACCAAAACAAGAACGCTTCAGAACAATTCCTGAAGCTGTTCATTATTTACCGACTGGAATGAATTTGAACGATTACAAAATCGTTGGTTATTTAAACGGCGAACGCCTTGACAAATGCGCGACATTAACTATTGAACAATTCGGAACAATTCAACACGTTACAGCCAGTGAAAACGCAATCAATGGCAAAAAGTTTGAACACTTCATTTGTCACAATCCAGCGAACAATAAATTCACCATTTTAGTAATGCAAAAAAAATGAAAGATCCAGGGACAAAATTGAAAGTTGGTTCAGATTTCAGCGGCGTTGGCGCGTTCAACCAAGCTTTAATGCGTTTGGGCGTTAATTACGAGGAAATTTTCGCTTGTGACCGGGACAAATACGCGCGTCAAACGTTTATTCACAATTACGGCGAACCGAAATATTACCCGGTCGACGTTTATGAACGTGAAATTCCAACAGAATCGCTTGACATTTATATGACGTCACCGCCTTGTCAGGCTTTTTCAATGGCTGGTCGTCGTTTGGGAAAAGAAGACAAACGCGGAATTTTATTTTTTAATTCGCTTGAATTCATTCAACAGAATAAACCGCGCTTTTTTATTTTTGAAAACGTCAAAGGTTTATTGTCAGATGACAGCGGAAAAACTTTTCAAGAATGGATCAACTTTCTTGGTGGCAAATCGGTTAATGGTTTGCCAGTTCTTTTTCCTGAAGACGATTCTATTCCTTATCATTTATATTGGAAGGTTTTAAATGCGAAAGAACACGGAATTCCTCAAAACCGCGAACGCGTTTTTTTAATTGGTATTCGTGACGACAAAGACAACAATTTCAGATTTCCAATTGAAGAACATTTGACAAAAAGACTTCAAGACATTCTTGAAGAAAACGTTGATAAAAAGTATTTTTTAAGTGAAAAATTAATAAATGGTTTTTTGTTTAAAGAAACACATTCTTCTTGGAAATTTGAACCAAAAGACGGAAACGAAATTTCTAATTGCTTAACGGCACAATATGCGAAAATGGCAATTACAGCGACCTATATTAAAGTAAAATCAAACAATTCAAAAGGTTACGAAGTTGCTGAAATTGGTGACACAATAAGACTGGCGCACCCAAACAGCGAAACAAGTCGCGGACGGATTTCAAAAGAGGTTTCACATACAATCGATTGTTCAGGTCAAGAAGGTGTTTTTGTCGACGTTACAACCGAATCAAATGCAAATCAAAACAGCCATAAATATCAAAAAGAAATTGAAGAATCAATAAGTCAAAATGTCGCGACGACAATCGACGCGAGTTATTACAAGGGATTTGGTGTTCGATCCGGAAAATGCCGTCAGTTAGTACAAAATGATTTTAAAATTCGCCGTTTAACACCGCGTGAATGTTTCCGTTTAATGGATTTCGATGACACGTTTGACTTTTCAGTTGTTAGTGAATCACAAGCTTATAAACAAGCTGGTAATTCAATCGTTGTCAATGTACTTTACAAAATACTTAAAAATTTAAATTTATGAAAAATCAACCTGAATTTCAACTTCAAAAGCAAGTGTGTAACTATCTAAATTTAAAATACAAAGACGTTTTATTTTTAAGCGACACAATCGCATTTTTACATTTGACAATTCCGCAACGCGTTAGAAATTCAACGATCCAAAAGCGCGGTTTTCATTGTCCTGACATTATAATTTTCAAACCAAATTCAAAATTCAATGGATTGTTCCTTGAATTAAAAGCAAAGTCACCATTTAAGAAAGACGGCTGTCTTTTGAAATCTGAACATTTGGCAAATCAACAGCAAACAATTGACCAGTTAAACGAAATGAATTATTTCGCAACGTTCGCGGTTGGTTTTGAGGAAACAAAAACATTCATTGACTGGTACATGACTTTGAAATAATTTTTATATTTGCAAAAGTTACGCTTCGACAATATAGTAACTGAAAATATTATTGCCTGATTAATTGAACGCGAAGTCGAAGCCGCAAGTAAATTGGTCAGGCTTTTTTTATTTAATTTTTTAACAAATGGCAAACCGAATATTACGCGACTGGACATTTTCTGAAAACGTTGACGCGCTGAATTTTGAAGCTGAAGTTTTCTTTACGCGTTTGATAATGAAAGCTGACGATTTTGGTTGTTTTCATGGAAACCCAAAACTTTTAAAAGCGGCGTTATTTCCGCTGAAAGAAATTAAACAATCAATTGTTGAAAAAATGCTGAACGATTGCGTCGAAGCTGGAATAATTATTTTATACGAAGTTGATTCAAAAAAATATTTAAAGATTGTCGACTTTGGTCAACGTTTGCGCACAATGAACAGCAAATTTCCGCAACTTGACAGCAACGCGCGGACAATTGTCAGCAATGCGCCGCTTGAAGTAGAAAGAAACGAAGTAGAAGTAGAAGAAGAAACGAAGAAGAATAAAGTCGCTTCGCTTCAAAAATCTTTTTCTTTTAAAAATGAACTTTTGAATTTAAACTTTGACGAACAACTTGTTGACGAATGGCTGTCAATCCGTAAATCAAAAAAAGCAAAGAATACTGAAACCGCTTTGAAAGCTTTTATTCGTGAAATAAAAAAATCAAATTTACCAGCAAATGAAATTTTGCAAATTTGCGTCGAAAGAAGCTGGTCAGGTTTCGACGCGTCTTGGATCAATAATTTAAACACAAACAAAAATGGAAACACACAACAACCAATTAACAACGAAGAACGAAAGCGAAGCTATATTGAAAGAGTTCTTTACGGAAATAATGAACCAGTTGACAGCCAAAGGTCACACAATGGCGAAGATAACAGCACCTTTGATGCTGTCGAAATCGTCGAAAGTTGAGGAATCGCGTGAAGAATGTATTCGAATTTTGATTTCAAGCTGTGAAGTTTTGTTTGGTCTTCGCGCTGAAAATCTTTCACCTGAACTTTGGAATATTTCATTTGCTTCGATTTGCGAACGTTTTAATGGTATAACCATATCAGACATTCAAAATTCATTTAGATACGCTGTAATCGAAAAAAAAGCGTATCAAACGTTAACACGCGACGAATTACTCGAACCAATTTCGCAATATTGGAAGAACAAAGTCATTTTATTGAACGAAATTGATTTAATTCGACAGAAAAACGAAAAGGAAATTCAGTCAATTCGTCAGGAACATTTGTTCAGACAAGAAGCAAAAGAAATTTATTTGAAATCGCTTGAAGCTGGTCACTGGATCGGTGACGAATTTCACGCTGACGCAATCGCGAGAAACTTTTCTGAATGTTTTATTCAAGAAGACAAGAATGAATTTATGCGTTGCGCCAAAATTGAATTTTATCAAAGACAAAAAGCCGCTGAAAAGAATCAATTTGAACTTGTTCCGAGTTGGCAAAAGATTTTTTCGCGCATTTACGTTGACCATTGCGTCAAAAAACAATTCAAGTTTATTTCGGTCTGAAAAAAAATTAAAAAAAATGTTTGATATTAATTAAGTTTAATTATCTTTGCTGAAACAATTAAACAAAACGACATGAATTCAATGACAATTTCCGAACTGAAAAACTGGTTGAAAGCAAACAAATCAGTTATTACTAACAAATCGCTAAAGGTTCAAACGCCTTTAGTGTCGCAATCGTTCAACACGTTGAAAGCTTTCGGTGAATTTATTCTTTCAATCGAAAACAAATGTACTTCAGCGTCAATTTATTCTTATTCAACGAATGGCGTGACTTTTTCAAGTGTTAATGATTTATCAGTCCTTGAAAATGAAAACGTCAAAGCGATCCAGTTTACTTTTGGCGGTATGCTGAACGAAAAAAGAATTCAGAACATTGCGAGTTTAAAAACTTTACGCTTGAAAAACCCACGAAAATACTAAAAATTTTTATTAACCAAAAATCACAAACAAATGTCAAATTTAACCTTGAAGTCAATCTTCGAAAAAGACGCGGTAAAATCCAAAATGAACGAACTACTTGGAAGCCGTGCAACTGGTTTTGTTACTTCAGTTTTACAAGTAACTTCAAACAACGCGCTTTTATCAAAAGCCGAACCGATGTCAGTTTATAACGCCGCAATGACAGCCGCCGCGCTTGACCTTCCAATAAACCAAAATTTGGGTTTTGCTTGGATCGTTCCGTACAAAGGTCACGCACAATTTCAAATGGGTTGGAAAGGTTACGTTCAACTGGCACAACGCACTGGTCAATACAGCAAAATTAACGTCGTGAAAGTTTACGAAAACCAGTTCAAAAGATTTAGCGCATTACACGAAGAACTTGACGCTGACTTTAACCTTGAACCTGAAGGTCAGGTTATCGGTTACGCGGCGTATTTCAAACTGATTAACGGATTTGAAAAAACGACTTATTGGACAAAAGACCAAGCCGCCGAACATGGAAAACGTTTTTCGCAAACGTTCAACAATGGACCATGGAAATCAGACTTTGACGCAATGGCAATGAAAGCACTATTGAAGAACACGCTTTCAAAATGGGGAATTCTTTCAATTGAAATTCAGAAAGCAAATATTGCGGATCAAGCTGTTGTTACAGATTTTGAAACAAATGACGTTGATTACGTTGACGCTGGTGAAGCTTTACCGACAATATCAGACACCGAACTATTGAAAGCAAAAGCCGAAATAAAAGCTGGAAACACAACAGCCGAAAACGTTTCAAACCTATTTGATTTAACTGACGAACAACTTAATGAACTTACAAATGAAGACTAAAAAATTTCGTTGTTCTTCTTTTGGTCGTTTAATGACTGGCGCGGTACTTCCAACCGCGTCACGTCTGACCGAAGCGCAACAAAAAGAACTTTCAACACTATTGGAAAAAGTAAAGCTGACAGATATTCAAGCAAAAAAACGCGACGAATTAATTTCAAAGCGTGACACGCCAGTCGAACCGAAACTTTCTGAAGGTGCGAAAACGTACATTGAAGAAGAATTTTTGAAAGAACGTTTTGATTACGGCTTTCGTTTCACAAATCGTTTCATTGAAAAAGGCAAAGAGGTTGAAGAACGTTCGATTCGTCAGGTTGGTGCGTTACTTGGTTATCCATTCGCAACGAAAGCACCTGAAAACTACCTTGAAAACGATTTCATTTGTTCGTCAGGTTATGACTGGAAAGTAAAGAATTTTGTCTTTGACCAAAAAAACGTTTGGTCGCCTTCAGGCTTGAAACTTTTCGACAATGACAAAGACCTTTCAGTTTATGAATGGCAAATTCGCGGTTACGCAATGCTAATCAATGAACTTGAAAACGGATCAATTGAAGCTGGTGCGGTCATTCGTTCGTTAATGAATCCTTCAGCGGAACTAATCTTTAAACAAGCGCGTCTTTTATGGGTTGAAGCTGGAAACAATTACAGCGACGAAATACCTGAATCGTTTCTTCTTGAGGTCGAAAAAGAATTTGATTTTGAAGGCAAGTTTCCAAATATTGCCGACCGAGTAAGAATTCACCGCGTCGAATGTACACAAGAACATTTTGAATTGATTCGAATTTACGTCAAACTGGCGCAAGAATATTATAATTCACT